AAGGTGAGATCAACGCAGTGACCATCTCGATAGGCAATACTACTGCAATTTTCCATGGCCCATTAGTTAAACATTTCTACATGACTTGCATACCAAAATCTGTTTCGAACGAGACTACAATTGTCTACGGAGGTGATCTCGAAAAGCGTGTTTACGGTACATTGTTTAAATTCCATGATATTCAAAAGCAAGTGAAAGTTAACAACGGTCTGCTGTTTGATTATTAACCTGAACCGTTAAGAAACAGGATATCAAATTAACCGTACGCAGATGCAAAAACTGTTATGTAAGGTGGCGAGGATTATAATGTTTACGATAGCGCGCTACGTTTACCTATTCACGCAATAATGTATGCTGCTGTTGACACCATTAGTCTTTAGGACATTGTCTCTGGTCGTGACTCGAAGATTAGTTTCAACGCTGTTATTAACATTCAATTCGGAGAAATCAACCATCATGTTGCACACAATGATTACCAATTGCGTGACCTTGTACAATCATTACTAACACCACAGAAAGACACTGTAACACTTGCTAAACGCATCAGGAAAAATGGTCCAATAATTGTTTAGTTGGAGAATGCGAATTAATATTTGTTACGCACCTGTGCGTATGGTTTACGCACACCTTGTTTGTTAAATCATGATCAAATCGATGAGCTATTAACCACGCAAATTGGCTTCAAAGAACCTGAGATTTACAATGTCGGGTAAGGGCTGCGTAGTCAATGTGTCGCAACTGTACTTGCAACAATATTAGAATCATTTGAACACAAACTTAACACAGGAGAATTACGGTACGTTTATCATTTCGCCGACCCTATTGCTTATTTGAAAAACAAACACCACGATTTAGGCATATCTTTAGATGTTTACAAAAATGGCATGAATTCTCAACACATATTGGATGAGATCAACGATAAAGTTGTGACAATTAACTCCAGAAAGTATTAGATTTAAGTTGTTATAATTACGACCACAAAGATTGGAGGGGTATTCAACAAACGTTAAATTCAAAAGGCATATCCGCACACATATGAAGATAGAATAGTCGTACCAATTTTTTGCAGTAGTGCAACTTACGCGGGTCTTGAGACTGCACATGCTTGGCTGATTGCTGAGAAAAACACAACATTTACATGCAACACGTATTCTAAATTCAACACTGACACCACAGGCCATTACATGAGCCTGCACAACGAGCTAAATTCTAATGGGGTATCTTTCTTCACAACGTGCTGCTGCAGAGGATGTAATAACGTGAGTCAAAATCACAATAAATATCTCAAAGCGTATGCCCACATGCGAGATTCCGGCCAGATTATTCTTGGGGATTTAAACAACGGTGCAGAACGTGCATGCAAGTCTTGCGTGGAGAAGATGAATACAATGGTAAGAGTGCAAGACTCTGAAGTGACACCTAACAAGTTAGCTTGGTATGCACCTTGTGACAGTTATCGAGACGCTGCTATCAAACTGATTGAGTTGCAGACTAATCACTGTAAGTTGACTAATAACATAATCAATTCTTTGCCTAGTTAATTGTGTGCACCGAAAACATCATTAAAACACATGACTGCAGACATTAGTCAATACATATTGTTTGGAGACGTCTAAGACCTTGCACCTAAACATGTGAAAATTAGCAAAATACTCAAAACACATCACAAAACGTTACATGATTGCGTCACTGATAAGATTGATGAGTTACTCCAACTACGTGCAAAGCAAGATATTAGAGTTAGCGTCATTAAGGATGCAATCGACGTTGGCTTGCACGATCGCGTATTTAACTCACGCAAGATCCTTACAAGCACATGCAACATACCGAACAACGTTGAATGGCGCGACGATATCCAACTTATCAGTGCTCCTCACATCGATTAATACAAATGTTTGCCGAAAATGGGTTCCGTACCAATAATTGGGCCAATTTTCTAAAATGCCGTCAGACGTAATTATGTGTCTTGCAAGTGTGAGTTACAATATCTT